TCATCGTACTCTCCGGAGACGATGTTCTTTATGCTTCCGATCTGGGAAGATGTACTGAGAAGTACCCAGCTTCAGCTTAGTCAAAGAGTTCGTAGATCTAACTACTCTTTTGAAATTCAAGGATACAATCTTAGAGTTTATCCAGTTCCTTCAAGAGATCAGAAACTGTTCTATGAATGGAGTCCTGCGAGAGATCCTTTAAATCCTCAAATCAATGGAGTAAACATTGGCCAGTCAAGAGGAGTTACTTCTAATCTTTCCAATATTGCATTCGGACATTTAGGATATTCTAACATCAACTCTATGGGGAAAAATTGGATCTTCAGAATGACTAAGGCGATGTGTAAAGAGATTCTTGGTAATATTCGTTCGTATTACTCGAAGATTCCAATTCCCGACAGTGATATTACACTGAATGGTCCTGAGTTAATTAACCAAGCAAAGTCAGAGATGGAAAATCTGCGCCAAGAACTAAGAGAGACTCTTGAGCAAATGACTTACAAAAATTTGATGACCGAAAGATCTGAACTTGAGACGTTGGCCAAGAAATCTTTTTCTAACGTTCCATTACTAATTTACATCTCTCGGTAAGGAACAAGCGAAATGATGAAATCAAGTGAAATTATTTTGAGCGAGAGCATGCTAAACACAGTTCTTGATATTGGAGGACTTGTCCCTGGCATGGAAATGCTGGACTTGGCTAATGCTTTTCTGTATGCTTCTAGTGGAGACTATCTCATGGCTGCATTATCGATGATTTCGATGATTCCAGTTCTTGGAGATGCAGTCGGAAAAGGCGGCAAGGTTGCTGTTTGGATTGAGAAGAATGTTGGAAAGAATGCTGCCAAGAATGTTGTAAAGTATGGACCAGAAGTTATTGCCGGAATCAACAAAGCGAAGGCTGCCATTATGCAAAACATGTCATTGATTGGACCGTTGTTTTTAGCAATTGACCAGCAGGCCAAAGAAGGCAGCATGATTGCCTCTAAAATCGCCCCATATCTTCCAAGAATTAAGCAAGCACTACAAGTATTTGTATCTACTCCAATGCCACAGGCGCAGCCACAAACCCAGCAAATGAATGCTCCAGGAACTCCAGCACCAGCAATGGAAGGACTGTTTCTTCCATCAATGCAAATGGTGTTCGAGAATGTAAATATACCAAAAAAGAAAGAGAAGAAAGTGCGAAAATGAATCGATTGTCATTGAGAAGAATCATGGAAGAGATTGAGAAGAATAGTGCCGAAGAGGCAAAAAAGGGAAGCATGTTGGCTTTCTTTGTTCCGTTGGAAGTTGGAAAGAAGTTAGCATCTAGATTTTCGGAAATTTCCGGAGATCCAGTTCTTCCAAAAGACATGCATGTTACTATTGGATTGATGCGTGGAGGAAAGAGAGCAGAGTTTGTAAATTCTGTGATTGAAGATCTTTGCAGCTCCATTTCTCCATTCGAGGTTTCAATCACAGAATTTGGAGTGTTCGATCCTTCTCCAAGCAGTGATAACAAATATGTTTTGTATGCGAAACCAAGATCTGATCGATTCAAGGATATTCATGATCATGTATTTTCAATTTTCGAAAGACATGAAATACATATTGATAACGGAAGCTTTGAATTTTCTCCACACATTACGATAAAGTACTGTAATGAGAAACCTGATATTTCCAGTGCGGTCAACGTGAAGTTTAGTTTGGACAAAATTAGTTTTGCAGATTTTGGAAAAGACTTTCACCATAAGTTAAGAGGAAAACAATGAAAACGAAAAATAAGAAAATGTCTCTATCAATGCTTTTTGAATCTGATGTTCTTCGAAGCAATTTGACGCTAAGAAATTTGGCTAGCCAAGATCTTCCGGCACTCGTCCAGGCATTTAACAAGAATATCGAACAAGACAAGTACGATCAAGCAATGAAACTTGCACAGAAGATTGCGGAAACAGCAACCCGTATTCAGCAAGAGCTTCAGAAGGAATTGATGAACAAAACGCAGGCTCCACAAGCTCCCGGAATCTCGAATACTGAGGTTTGATACTGATGACACGAACCTTCGACACCAAAAGAAAGATTAAACCTCTTACGTTAATGGACGTAGATAAGGCTTTTTTCAATTGGTGGGACTCTAAGTTGAACATCGCTCTTCTCGATGGTGGCGGAAGTCTAAAGAAGGTTCCTGTTGGTTACGTTTCGGCCGAGCGCTGGTCTCTATCAAGACAAGAAGGAATTCGGGATAACAACGGAAGTCTTGGTGTTCCTATGATTGTTATAGCTAGGACCGCAGAGGGTGGCCCAAACGAAGAAGGCTTTCAGAGAATTTTTGCAGACACAAAACAGGATCATGTTTACCACAAAGAGGTTAGTGATAAAAGTTCTCTGATTAAAGAACTTAACAAAATTAGACCTCACAACATTGATCCTTCTCTGCCAATCTATGAAGTATTCACTCATCTTGCTCCTGACCATTACGTTCTGACTTATCAAATTTCAATTTGGACTTCCACAATTGAAGATATGAGTATTTGTATAGAGAAAATTGGCCAAGAGCTTGACTACAAGTCGATTAAGTCTTTTCAATTTTTCACTGATGACAATTTTAGATTTAGGGCTTTGCAGGTTGACGGACTTGAAGACGATTCGAATATTGATGACTTCACGGGAAAAGAAAGAATTATTCGAAAAAATTACACGTTCAAGGTCGCTGCTTATCTTATGCCACAATCTGATCAAAAAAGAGACACATTTAGAAGATATTGGAGTCAAACGAAATTGGTCTTCAAAGAAGAAGTTTGTTTGACGAATGAAGAATACAAGAAAGCGACGGAGAAATAATACATGACTCTCTTTCGCTCAAAACATAATCTTGAATATATCCGAAGACACAACAAGCAGCTTGTTGAGCATGTGGTTGGAGAGAAAATTACCTATTACGGAATCAATAAAGAATTCACAAGAGTGAATTTATATGGTGAGTCTAAGGGTAAAGTCTGGAATCCTCCAGTAGAAATAATGGCATTGGTTCGTTGGGGCGATCAGGAAGTCACTACCACAAAATTTGGCCAAGACACAATCTATAACATTTCATTCTATCCTCTGCTTGAAACTTTGAAGAATATAAATCTATCTCCAAAAGAGGGAGATTTTGTAGAGTATGATTCGAAATACTTCGAAATAGCAAAAATCTCTTACCCACAACAGATGTTGGGCAAGGAAGAAGAAACTTTTTATACGAAATTTGAGTGCATTACAGCAAGAGATGGAATTTTCCATACAAACTTGTCAGGAACCCCAGACGATGCACTCAGGACCAGGCCAGACGAAAATCTTACATCAAGCTTTTTCTACAAAGATGTAATGTTCGCATTCAGTTCTAGCGTGTAATTGGAGAGGTAAATACTTCTGCTTTTGATTTTCCTTAAACGTATTTAGGGCTGTTTAAGGAGAATTTAATTATGGCAGATAGAGTTCTGATTTCCCCCGGTGTTTACGATCGAGAAATTGACGGCACCATTCGTCCAGCCTCTCCTGTTGGAGTTGGTTCCGCTGTCGTTGTTCAGCGCAGCAAAGGTCCAGCGATGGAGCCTGTTCTCGTTAAGGATAGAGATCTGGACGAACAATTGTTTGGTCTTCCGTCTTCGTCTGGAAAAGATCTTGGAGCATATACTGCTCGTACGTATCTTAATCTAGAAACGAATCCCTTGACTCAAATTCGCGTTCTAGGAATGGATGATACTGGAGTTGTTCCAGGATTCAATATTCCAAGCCCTGGTGGTCTTTACGCTATCGGTGCGTCTGGTTCGTCTGTGGTGGCACTGATTCTTGCCTCTGGCACTGTTACACTTGCTGGCACTCTTACTTCTTCTGTCGAAGAATTGGGAATCACCATCGCTGGATATGGCGATGTTACCGCAAGTCTCAACAGAAGCTCTTCAAAGTATTTGAAGAAAGTTTTGAATACTGACGCTTCGCAATTTTCCGCTCAAAAGCATTTGGTTTACGCTGTTTACGACTACGCAAACAAAACGCCAACAGTTACCAATGCGTTCTTTGCAGCGCAGGTTCCGCTATCAAACAACTGGCAAGATTCTTTCATTACTGGATCGACGACTGAAGTTATTTCACAGCCATTTGGTGTTACTGAATATGGTCTGTTTGGGATTGGAAACAAGTTTGCTGGTGTATCTGCAAACGAACAGTTTAAGATCACAATCATGAACCTGAAGAAGTCTACGAATCCTTCTGTTGATGAATTTGGAACCTTCACGTTGCTTGTCAGAAGCTATGAAGACAATGACCGAAATCCTGTCGTCCTTGAGTCATTCTCTGGATTGTCTCTCAATCCAGATTCGCCAAATTACATTTGTCGAGTTATTGGTGATTCGTATAAAGTCTGGAACAAGACACAAAAGAAATTTGATGAGTTTGGAGACTATGAGTCAAAGTCGAAATACATCTACATTGTTCCATCATTGGATCTGAAGAACGGAAATTGTCCAGACTCTTCGCTTCCTTTTGGATTCAGAGGTCAACGCACGATTCTCTCTGGGGCGTTCTCAGGAAAAGGATCTCTTCCGGATATTCCGTTTGTTTCGAATTTGCTCTACAAGAATGATTTCAATACAAGAGTTTGTTGGGGTGCCGCCGTAATCAATAATGCCTCTGGTTCCTTGAACTATGGTATTCTTGATAAGGCACAACATCTTCCAAGAACGCTAACTCTTGCCTCTGGTTCGACTGGAGCGAAGTTCAGCTTGAAGTGGATCTCTGCTTCTGTTGGTTCAGCGTCGGGATTCAATGATTCGACTCGAATGACTGATATTCAACTTCAGGCTTTGAGTACTTCGATTCAGTATAACACTGGTTCTACAAATCCTGCAACTTCTGGTTCCGCAGGATATACTGGATATCTCTCGCTTGATAATATCGAGAACACTCCGCTTGCTAAGTTCACGATGATTGTCTCGGACGGATTTGACGGAACGGACATTACGAAAGCAAATCCGTTCGATCCTTCTGATATGTCTTCCGTCTCGTCCTACCAGACGTATGCATATCGAGCTGCTCTTGACATGCTTTCTAATCCGGAAGAAGTAGAATTGAAAGATTTGGCTCTTCCTGGAATTTGGGCAAGCAAGGTAACGGATTACGCAACTGACATGGTTGAGAATCGTGCTGATATGTTTTATATCATGGACCTTTCTGGATCAACTGTCGACGATGTTATCGACCACATCACAGCAAAGAACATGGACTCGAACTATGTTGCTTGTTATTTCCCCGATGTACAAATCGAAGATAAGACAAACAACAAGTTGGTTACTGTTCCTCCTTCTGTTATTCTTCCTGCCGTTTACGCATACTCAGATGCTGTAAGCTATCCTTGGTTTGCGCCTGCCGGATTTGCTCGTGGCGGCCTCCAGATTCACGGTGTCAAGAAAGCGAAAGAGAAGCTAAAGAAATTGCAACGTGATCGCCTTCAGGAGAACCGTATCAATCCAATTGCTTCGTTCACAGGAGAGGGTACTGTTGTTTGGGGTCAGAAAACCTTGCAGAAGGCTGAGTCTGCTCTTGATCGAGTAAACGTTCGTAGAATGCTTATTTCGGTCCGAAAGATGATTGCCAAAGAGGCAACGAAAATTGTTTTCGAACCGAACGTCTCTGCGACTTGGGATAAGTTCATCAACAAGGTTGAACCGAAGCTTGAGGTTATTCGCAGGAACTTTGGTATCGAAGAATTCAAGTTGATTCTCAATGATTCTACGACAACCGAAGACATGATTGAAAGAAATATCATGTACGCCAAACTCGCAATCAAGCCAACTCGCTCGGCCGAAAAAATTCTTTTGGATTTCTTTGTCACGAACAATGCGGCTGGTTTCGACGAATGAACCAAAAAAAATAGCTCTTAACATTGGGAAAACCTGCTTACTTAGCAGGTTTTTTCTTTTGTTGGTTTCGAAAGCTGTTTATATCTATAGAGAGATTTGTGGTCTTAGGAGAATAAAAAAGTGGCAGAAATTTTGGACATCAATCAGATGCTCGCGAATGAATATGAACCCAAACGATCTTGGCAGTGGGTACTAGAGATCGACGGTATCGATTCTTTCACGGCCAAGACCGCTTCGCGCCCGAACAAGAAATATGAAGAGATTACTTTGGACTGGATGAATCAAAAGATTTATCATTCCGCAAAAGGATCGTGGGAACCAATTGAAATTTCTTTGTATGATCCTATCGCCCCGTCACAATGTCTCAAAGTTATGGAGTGGATGAAATTAGTTCATGATGACACTACTGGTCGTATGGGCTATGCATCAATCTATAAAAAGACTTTTACGTTGAAAATTTGTGATGGTGGCGGATTGGTTATTGAAAAGTGGAAAGCTGTCGGTGCTTGGCCAACAAACATTGATCTTGGAAAGCTTGACTATGCAGACGCAAGCGCGCTAGCGGTTTCGTTTACGTGTCGTTGCGATCGATGGATTCAGGAATTTTGATGAAAAAGAAAATTCTCAAAGAGGCTGGTCTTGCTTCTTTGGACAAAAGCGAATTGGCCTCTATTGCCAATCTTTCTCCGACGCTCAAAACAAGCCTAGGAAATGTGATTTCTTCACTTAGAAAGATGGGTAAAAAGGTTGAATTGAAGAA